TTTGGATATATAGTGGATTGATAATATCTTTTTCCGGTATCTTTATCTTTTACAGCATTTGTATATATGTATCTCCTAGCCATTTTAATTAATATATAATGTAAACTTTAAGATTCTTTATTTCCTCTAAAATCATAAACTAATTTCTGCTTACCATTTTGTTTTTCTATTTTTGGATTTTCTAATACCTTAAATCCAAAAGATACATTTACAACAGATGGATGTAATTCATTCTTCATTTTACTCATATTTTCATCCATCGATGGCCATGTAATATTATCATCAATGGATATAGATATTGATTCTATTATTCCTAATAAATTATCATATAATCCATTTATAGATAAATAAACCAAATTTGGTTTAAATACAAGTGGTGAGTATCCGGCGTTATTATTATATGCTATCGCCACTAAATCTTCATTTGGATAAGTTAATTTTCTTATTTTATCAATATTTTTAATCATTATATTTTTGGTATTCAAATCCGTATAATATAATTTTAAATCAAACTTTATACTTCTCTCCACTCCACCATATCTGTATATATTAAATGGTGATCCTACATATTTAAATCCATTCCACTCTGGAGCAAAATCTTCGGATAATCCACTTATTGTACCAGGCAAAATCATCTGTTCAGCTGAATCATATATTTTAAGTTTAACATATGGTATATTCATTTCCTTTACAGCATTATCAAATGCAGTAGCTTTACTTCCTGATTCATAATTTAATATTGCATTATTTACAATATCCCAATTTTGATTTTGTTTTGGCCTTTCTTCCAACCCAACTTGTATATAATCAGAATTTCCATTTAATTTTTTGTAAACAGGTGCATGTGTTGAAAATGTTTTTGTAGCTGATAGTGGTTTTCCTCCAAAATCTGTAATTTGATATTTTGTACCATATCCTCCCTCATCGGTAAGTTTTTTCTTTTTTAATGCATCTCTTAAAGAATTAAATGCAGTTTTGGTTGCAACAGGATTTCTTAAAGTATCTTTTGCAAGATTTACAACAGATGATACCGGAGAATCTATAATACCTTTTAAATTTAAATTTTGAAATCCATCAGGAGATGTTTTTACAAAATAATCAATATCCGGGTTTACATTATCATTAGATTGTCTTAAAATATTTCCGGCAGATGTAAGTGATATTGGTTTTTCAAATTTTTTATCACTTTTAAATATCGTATCGGATGGCCTGTTTGCTGATCCTTTTATTAAACCTGCCACTTGGTTTCCAATCATACCAATGGCTGCGTTTGGTGAACTTACTGCAAGCGCAGCTGCTCTTCCTGGATTTATAACCCCTTTACTTTCTATTATTACTTTTCCAGCTAATCCGTATAGGTCTTTATTTTGTTCTTTAAATAAATCTAATATAGTGGCCATCTATAAATTTCTTTAATATAAATATCCTTTATATAAATTTATTATTTGGGAAGCATTGCTTTTCTATTCTCTTCTCTTCTTTGTAGCATAGTCGTAACCGTTCTTCCATCTATTATCACTTTAGTTGCTGCATCTCTATTATCCCCCAATACTGCCAATAATGCTTGTAAATTTTTAGATATTTGCAAGTCTTTTTCCATAGTGGTGTTCATTTTGGTAATTGTTTTTGCAGTATCTTGTGCTATGTTGAAATTATTATTTGCGTTTTGAGCAAGTGTAATTCTACCACCGGCAGCTGCGAATGCAACCATTCTTATCCAAGGTAAACTATTTATTGCCTTTGTATCAACTTCCGTTAATCTAGTCAAAGCTGATGCTAAATTTTCGAATGCCGCCGATGCGATATCAATTGAGGCCGCCATTGCACTCGTTTGCATTAAAGCCGTATTTAATCCCATTATTGTTTGCGTAAATAAGTTAAGTGTTTCAATTTTACCACTAACCGAGTCGGCCGTTGCAGCAAATGCAGTACCCATTAATTTAGCCGTATCGGCTACTGAATCAGGTATAGCAAACAACTTTATACTATTTCCTAAATAATTAATTGAATCTGCTACTTGATGTAGATATGCCGCATCTAAATTCTGAAAGTTTCTGAATTTTGTTATTGGGTCTCCTCCAAAGAAATCTCCAATTGCACTCATAAATCCACCCACTGCGGATGCTCCTCCAAATATAGCAACTGCTCCTGCCATTGCCGCAATACCCCCTGCAACTGCGAACATCTGTGCAGCATTTAAACTAGATAATCTTGATATAGAATCCGTTATGGACATTATTACAGTTGATATGGAATTTCCTATCGACGTTATTACGGCTGCTATTCCATCAAATATAGATGTAATAACCGGTCCTGCTTCTCTTAATACTTTTACAAATGTATCGCCTATAATGGATGCTAATCCCAATAATAGTGGTGTTAATTTTTCTATACCAGGACCGGCTATACTCAATGCTTCTGCCAATCCCATTGCCATACCAACAACTATCAAGCCGACCGGTAATCCGAATAAAGGACTAGGTGCTGCCATAGCCATTGCAAATGTTGTTAATCCAGTAGTCATACCACTAAAGAATGAACCAATTGCTTTACCTAAATTACCAAGGATGGCCGGCATTTGTGCAGATGCTTGTCTTAATCCCCCCACTACTGTGTTGAAGGTTTTCATAACACCTTGTGCTATTTTATTTGATACATCTGTAACTAATTTTACACCTTCTTGTAATACCCCATTTAGTTCTGAAATGATTGATTTTAATACTCCACTCAATTCTTTGATAACTCCCTTTATAACAGTCGTTACCTGCTTCATACCGTCTACCATCGATTTACCAATACCTCCACCGCCTGGTGCTGCTCCACCTACAGATGCTCCTGTTGGTGCTGCTCCTGTTGGTGCTGCTCCTGTTGGTGCTGCTCCTGTTGGTGCTGCACCACCACCTTTACCAAACATAGATAATAAACCACCTCCTCCACCACCAACTAATTTAGTCAGTAAACCACCACCCAATGTCATAACTAATCCACTAGCAACATTTTCTAACAAACCTGTTACAAAATTTAATTTAGTAGTTTCTGTCATTTGTTTAGCAAATGCATCACTTTCAATCCAGGCTTTTCTCATTTTACCTGCCAACTTTTCGGCTTGCTGTGCTGCTAAATTTTGTTTGGTCTTTAAATCTTTATATTCATCGGATCCCAAATATGAATCGGCTATTTTTGCAGATAATTGAGCATCTAATATCGCTGTTTGTGCTGATATCGATGCTTGCTTTGCGTTCAATGCACTTTCTGCCGCTTGTGTTGCTCCTAAAAATTGTTGATTTCCTGCTTTCGCGTTTCCTTCTTTTAATCCACCAACCTGTGCTCCCCCTTTGGTTGCTATTTTTTGTAATGAATTTAAATCCATTCCACCCAAAGCCTGTGATAACGCTTCTTGTTGAAACATATCCATATCTTCAGGATTTAATCCCTGTGCCTTTAAAGATTCAAGAGCACCTTTGGTATCTCCTTGTGCAAATTTGGCCCTTACTTCCGAAAGGTCAACTTGCTCTCCTAATAAAGATGATAATTGCATCTCTGCCTTTATACTATCTTTATAATTCATTACCATATTTTTACCAGCTTTTGCAATATCACCAAAGTTCACACCTATTGATTGTGCATATGCTACCTGTTTTGCTAATGCCTTACCACCTTTGATTTGGTAACTCAACGCATCTTTAGATGCATCAGCTACTTCTCTCATCAAATTACCCAAACCAATACCTGCTTGGTCTGCCATATTTCTCAATCCCTCTTGTAAATTCATCGCAGTTGATGCGGTTACACCATCCATCCTTTGAAACATTTCGTTTATCTGTGCAATGCTTTCAACGGATTGGCCTGTTCTTTCCGACATTATTGCCATATCTGCACCTACTTTGGCAGATGGCATTTTGCCAGTTGCTGCGGATGCTGCTTCCATTCCGGATGCAATTTTGTCAGCACTTATTCCTGCCAATTGCAATTGTGCGGCGCCATATCCAACGGACCCCAATTTATTACCAAATAAAGCCGTTTTTGCAGCTCTTTCAAATTGTGCCGCACCTTGTTGCATTTGTGCACTAAATTGAATTGCTGCTTTTTGACCCGCAAATGCAGCTTCTTTTTGCATTTTAACAATCTCACCTTCTGAATTAATTCTATGCTCTAATCTTTCTTGTTCAATTTGTTGAGGTATAGATTGTGCATCTACTTGAAGTTTACCAATATTTGCTTCTGTATCAATTCTATTTTGTTCACCTTGTTTATACTGCTCCATAGCAGTTTTAATTGGTGCGCCAAAGTAATCCATTGCCGCTTTAGCCAGCGCCGCTCCTAATGCAAAAACTGCTGCTTTAAATGCAAGGGTATCTTTTGTATTTGTTTTTAATAGAGTATTTAATTCAGACATTGCTGGTATCCCACTAAAATTATCAAGTACGGCATCCATTGCATTCCATTCTTCAGTAGTAGCTGAAACTGCTTTTTGAAATTTTACAGTATCATCCGCCATACCATTGAGAACCGCCAATACTTCTTGTCCTTCATCTCCCATATCAGCTAAAAATTGAACGGATTGTTCATACTTTTCTTTAGCTCTAGCCAATTCTAAATTTATTGCTTCTTGATTTTTTCCAGTCATAGCGGTTCTATCCGCTATACGTGCTACACTTTGTTGATATTTTTTATAAGCATCTACTGCGGTTCCTACCGATTTTGCAAAATCTGCATCACCTATTTGTACCGTTAAATCCGCTATACTTGATAAAGATGCTTTTTGATTATCTATATACTTTTGAGTATCACTATATAGTTTATGATTTTTTCCAACTCTATCAGCGATACTAGCCAAAATATCTTCGGTATCATCCAAAAATTTATTTTGGTCTTTTATCTTATTACTGGTTTTTTCAACTGCGGTTGCAACCTTTTCATATTCTTTCAGATATGCAGTCACCGCATCAAGTTGCTTTTGGAATTCTTCTGTAAGATATCCATTCTCTCTCCGTAAGTCCTTTAAAACCTTATATAATTCGAGAGATTTATCTACTTGCTCTTTATCAAATTTATTGGACGCCAACGTATCTTACTTTAAACTGTAATATTATACTTTTTTATAAAATCATCCATTGCAGATGTGTCGTATCCCTTTGATTTTAACCACTTATAATGTCTAACCGTATTACTATCTATGGAATTATTTAAATCATCCCACATTTTTGCAACTTCCGGGCTAACCTTTTCCAATTTATTAATGAATTGATCTTCTTTACCCTTCCCCTTTGCTATAAAAAAGCTTTGCAAAAATTTAGTAAGTGCACCTTCTTTTACTAATATTTTTTTAGGCATATATTTTCTATTATGTTTATGTATAAATATAAACAATTTTATTAATTATCTCCTTCTCACTCTACTACCAGACGTTTTACCTTTACTCTGTGCACTATCGATTTGCTTTTTTTCTTCCTCTTTAGCATCTAACATTTCTCTGTAATAAAATTCTCTGAGCTTTGTGGGCATATAATAGAGATCGTGCCAATTAAATCCACCATTGGCATAGTAAACCATTTGAAATATTTTTTTATGTAATTGAGTACCGTACTCAATCGGTAGGGTAAAAAAAGGAAACTCCAAACGGAATTTTTAGCGCCTCCGTATCGCCGGTTACCGCTGATATATAATCAAATGTAAGATCGAGGTCTGGACTAATTTTTGCCATTTCTTTTCTTAAACCCTTTGAATCTCCTGCTAACAATCTATTTGATACAAAATTACTGATATATCCAAAATCTCTGTTACCATCTACTTCTGTAATAATTCTCCTATATCTTGTTGTAATTTCGTTTGCTTGCTTTGTTGCTTTTTGTGATGCCTCTATATCTCTGTTAATTGCCAACTCATCACCATGTGTAAGTAATTTGAATTTTATTGGTGTTTTAGAAACAGGCAATGTAAAACTATATTCATTACTTCTATTTAAAAGAGATTCATCAACTTCTTTAACATTAATTTTTGATAAATCAATTGTTACCTCAACCTCTTCCCCATCAAATGGATCAGTAATTTTTGCAGTGTATTCTGGACCAAATGCTAATATTCTAGAAGTAATTAATATGGCGTTTTTATCACCAATAACTAAATCATTAACATTTACTCCTGGTTCTACAACTATTGATTCCAATAGTTTATCCAATTGAATACCTTTACGAATTAAGTTTGCCGATGTAAGAATATCCTCTTCTTTGGCAGTCATTAATTTAATTGTGATTTCTCCTTTAGCTAATGGAGATGATTCCGGATATACCAATCCTTTGGATGGTAAACTGATAATTTCTGTTGGGAATGGGAAATCTACTTTTCTTTGTGGAGGAGGTGTTTGTTGTCCTAATCCTCTTGTAACTTGTTGTTCCGTGTTTTGATCCATAAATAACTAAATTTGTTTATTATATATATTCGATTTTTTAAAAATGAAAAAAGGGGAACAGATATGCTCCCCTTTTTCTTTCTATGATTTTTAGATTAATATTCTAAAACAGCGTAGTCGTATGATAAAGTTAATTCGATACTCAAAGGATCGTTACCAGACCAATCTAATTCACCGAAGTTTGCTGAACTAATAAATGCTCCTTTCAAAGTCCATTGTTCTACCTTATCACCCACAGGACCTAACAAATAAAATGTTATATCTTTTTTATAAAATGCTGCGTATCCATCTCTACCGGTCAATGACTCATGTGATTGTCTAATCCACTCCATTACCTGTTGTGCGCCTGATGGTACAATTGGGTCATAAAGAGTGATATTAATATCATCCCAAGTCGATTTTCCTTTAATCTTTCTTTTTACATTGATATGGTCTAACTCAACAACTTCCGATGTAAAGGTTGGTCTTGCTGCAGTCTTAATGATGTAAGACTCGATACCATTTAGTTCCATAATGAACCTATTTGAAAGTTTAGGTTCAAAATTTTTGTAGAACATTTTATCAAACTCTAATATTTCTGGC